GGGGCGAGTATTATTATCTTGAACAACATAGAGATAAGATTCAAAGGTCACTCAAAAAGATGGCTTCAGGTAAGTATCAAATCGAATCCATCGATGATTACATTTTCGATATGACCATATCAGAAACCTATGATGATTATGGTGATTTGAAAGCAACTAGAGTACATACCATTTATCTTAAAGAAAAATAATCATGAATAAAATACAATTAATTGATGCTTTGGAGAAGCAATTCCCAACAATTCACATCCTCCCGGATAGCACCGGTTGGGTTGCAAAGAGCGATACATCCTTTGCCGTATCTGCCGAGCATAACTCCTTGGATTCAAGAGGATACGATTTGCTAAATTACTGGACAGAAAATTATGAACACTACGAGTTGGGAGTAAGTAATGAATTAGTAAGTTTCCTTGATGATGCTGGATGGTATGCCGAATGGGTTAATCCGGGAGTCGTTGCAATCGTGAAAGATTAAAATAAATAAAATGAAAAGTATAATAAACAAATTGATTGATCAGGGTAGCGTGGAATTTAATCCGTTCACCTTGCAAACAAAGGTACAGCGTTACTCATTCTGTGTAGGTTATAGCGAGGACGATTTAATCGATAGCGTAACTCCTGAAAGTGTTATTGAAGACCTGATCGAGAATGCAAAGGACATTCGTAGTGAGATTGTTCCTAACTGCCCGGAAGAAAACTTCTTCTGTATTGTGTACGCTATGGATTCAACCTACACTATTTATTATCAATGGGGCTCAGAAGATCTCAAGGAGACAATTAAGTACGCCCTGGAGTGCGATGAGAATGAAATACTGGACATCAAGTATGGTGAGTACATGGCAATTGATCAGGAAGGAAATGTAATAGACGATGGAGAAGATTGATGTTTTTGTTCCGATAGAGGACTACAATGAGTTCGTATCTCGTTTTGACAATGCTAAGGTTGCCTTAGATGCTTTGAGTATAGCTGTTGAAAACCGGGTGCGTTCTCATCGTAGCCTACTGAATCGTGATTTAATTAACCGCAAGGATAGAATCAAGATTACCATCCCGGTTAAGGAACACCTCATGCCATACCTCAATGAGTATTGCGTAATGAAAGGACTAACAAGAACTGAGTTTATAACCAAAGTATTAAAGAGAAGAAACATATGAAAGCATTAGGTTACATCCGAGTATCAACGGATATGCAAGCAGAGAAAGGTACTTCACTTGAGAACCAAGTTGCACGTATCAAAGAGTTCGCTGAAAGTCGTGGTCTTGAACTCGAAAAGATTTATGAGGATGCTGGGTTCAGCGGTAAGAATACCAATAGACCGGCCTTCCAAGAAATGTTTAGCAGAATAAGTTCTGGTGGTGTGAGTGCAGTAATCGTATGGCACAGCACACGTTTTGCTCGTAATCTCCGGGACTTTATTAACCATATGGCTGAGCTGGAGAAGAGAAAGATTAAGTTCTATTCCATAGAAGAACCTGAGATGTCCGGGTCTTCCGGCAAGGCAATGCGTAATCTCATGGCTGTCTTTGCAGAATATCAGTCTGATGTAACCTCTGAGTATACCAGATCAGTTAAGGCAAATCTTAAAAAGAATCTGCAAGTATATTGTGCTACTCCTCCCCTTGGGTTTATACATGAAGAGGGTAAATTAGTCCGAGACCCAAACACTTACCAGATCGTGGAGCAAATCTTTTCCTTCAAGGCAGAAGGTATGTCAATGCATACCATAGCCAAAACACTTAATCGTTTAGGTTATAGTGGTCACAAAGGTGGTAAGTTCTATACAAGTACAATACAGAAAATACTAAACAATAAGATATATGAAAACATTTGAAACAAAACAAGACAAACAAATCAGAGAACGAATTCAAGATTGTATCGAAGAAGTAATTGGTGTGCCTCGTGAGTTGTGGGTACACAGAAGAAGTAGGAAAATTGAAGAAGTAACAATACGTCACATCTATGGTTACTTTCTGAAAACAAAGTCTAGGATGTCCTTGCAGAGCATTGCAAATCACCTAGGTCACATTAATCATACAACCATTATGAGTTCAAATAGGGTAGTTGATAATTGGTTAAGCGTTCCTACTATGTACAGAAAAGAAAATCAAATCATTAAACAAGTCGAGAAGCTATACGCAGAAAGGTATCCGGAATGTGTTACTGAACTTATTAATTAATCCTAATGATATGAAAGTAAAAATAGATCATGAGATGAACATTGTTCCTATCAAAAAGAGAACAGCGTTGAAATTATTCACACTGATACTAGTTGCTGTGGCCATTATTACCAATATATATCTATTGACAAAGAACCCGGAGATTCAGACCATATATCGGTATCTGAGTCCCAAACACAACCACAATGATGTACCGCTGACACAAGATTCTTTGGTAGCGGAGTTGCACAAAGATGGATGTGTTTTGGTTAACGTGGCTATTGCCCAGGCTCGTTTGGAATCTAATCTCGGCAAGAGCAATGTGGGTAGGAGAGCTAAGAATCTATTTGGTATTACACATCACAACTGCAAATATGTCTCCGGCAAGTACGGACCATACGCAACCTACAAAACATATCGTGATAACATTAAATGTTACATCCACATCCAAGACTATTATCTCCGGGCTATCGATGGCAAGTATGCTGAAGCACCGGATTACATTCAAACAATAAAGAAACTGAAATGATATACATAGAAACAAAACAACAGACAAAAGTAAGACAGAACATTGTAGAATCTATCGAAGATGTCACCGGTGTTCCAAGGGAACTATGGGAAATTCGTAGGAGTCGCACAATGCAAGAAGTTCTCATTAGGCATATCTATATTCATATGCTGTACAATTATGGTAACTTCACACTGCAAAACATTGCACGTATTGTGGGTCTCAAGAACCACTGTACCATTATTCAATCGCTCAACCGCACCAAAGAATGGTATGCTGAGACCAAATGGGTTCACGAAAGAATTTTATTGGACGAAATCAAAGAAGACTATGAACAAAGAATTAATAAAACTGCTGAGTCACTTGCTCGATAAGACCGATCCTAATTGGTCTCAGAACCCGGAGCTAATCGATGCCATGAATAAGCTACACGAGAGAAAAACATTCGCTCCACCCACGCTCCAGGAAGTAATTGATGAGCTGGCAAGACAAAAAGTATTTAATCATGTAGTCCAAGCTACCAAGTTTTGGAATTTCTATGAGGCCAAGAACTGGATGATAGGAAAAAACAAAATGAAAAATTGGAAAGCAGCCATCAAGACTTGGAACTTTGAAAAAGAAAGTATATTTTTGTAAACTTGCTTATGAAAAAGACCATACATTCAATTGCAGTTGCACTATACATCATAGTATTAATCTATGCCTCTTACTGGTGTTTCTACGTATCCTTTAAGAACATGGATGATTTAGTCGAACAAACAACAAAAAAGAAATGAAAATACCTGAAATCAAGGAGATACGATTCTCCATCTGCATTCACAACCCCAGGGCACAAAGCATCTGCGAGCCCGATGAGAAATTAAATCTCAATGAATTTTATCAGAACATCCAAAAACAAATAATAAACATTTATGAATCTAAGACAAGCACTGAGACTCAAGAAGGACTTTGGGTTTCAAAAGAAAACCGTTACAACTACTGAGAGCGGTAGTAACAAAGTATTCCATTATTTCCAAAAGGAAATCAAAGGAATAAGTATGATGATAACCAATGACGAGGACGAATCAACTTGGTATGGAACAATCTTTGACTACCCGGCTAAGTTTTATACACCGGCTAGCTTCAGAGGGTTGATCCTATCTGTAATGGAAGGATATTGGGATGAGTAAGTTTGATTATGTAAATCGTGATAACAATGTAATTACATTCACCAAGCTGGAGGACCAGTCAGTTATCATGGAAGGTATCGAGTATTTTCGTGCATCTTATGATCAGGACTTGTATGGACCTAACGATAATATCTACACTATGGTTGATCCATCCGGTGGACCTTACTTGCAAAAAGGTATGTCATTAAAACACATCAATCCCAATTGGTATCACTTAATCATCCAATACTTCACCGTACATGATAATAAGATTCATATTCACTTCTATCCGGATACCATCTCAGCGAATATAACCAACGAGGTTCCGATATGGAAGATATACAACACCGATGGAGAGGTAATTACTCAAAAGAATTCTTATGAGAAGGCAGTTAAATTTATAGAAAGTAAGTACGACTACGATGAATTCGGACAAGCTTGTAAGGTTGGGAATTGATTTAAGGAACAGATGGAGCGGAGAGGTTAAGACTCTCTGCCCCAAATGCTCTAATCAAAGAAAGAAAAAGAATGATCCTTCATTGGGTGTCAATATAGATACCGGTGTTTGGAAATGTCACCACTGCGGATGGTCAGGTTCAGTTAATCAGTATGTGAGGCCCGAACCAAAGAAACCTATCG